GTATTTTCCTAAATAATGATTAAACGATTAACAAGAACAATTCCCCCAGAATCCGGGCCCCAGCCTCAGGGCTTGAATTTAAACTATAATGGTGTTAAAGAAGTAGAACTTACGGAGAAAATAAATAATGGCAGATATAGACAAAGCACTTCCAAACGAAGTCAGAAAAGAAATCGAACTACCGGGTGAAGAAGAACTTCAAGAAACTTTAGCGGAAGAAGTTTCACTAGAAGAAGAATCACCTGAGCCAGTAGAGATACAAGAGAACGAAGATGGTTCTGTTGATATTGATCTAGATCCACAAGCAGCATCTCCTGAAGGTGGTGACGAACATTATTCAAACTTAGCAGATTTTTTACCAGAAGATGTTTTAGGACGTATTGGTTCTGATCTTGCTCAAAAATATTTAGATTATAATTCTTCAAGAAAAGAATGGGAAAAAACTTATACTAATGGTTTAGATTTATTAGGTTTTAAATATAATAATAGAACTGAACCTTTCAGTGGTGCAAGTGGTGCAACTCACCCCGTACTAGCTGAAGCGGTTACTCAATTTCAAGCATTAGCTTACAAAGAATTATTACCAGCAGATGGACCTGTTAGAACTCAAGTAATTGGAACACCTAGTGAACAAAAAACTCAACAAGCTGAACGAGTTAAAGATTTCATGAACTATGAGTTAATGGAAAAGATGAAAGAGTACGAACCAGAGTTTGATCAAATGTTATTTAATTTGCCACTTGCAGGTTCTGCTTTTAAAAAAATTTACTATGACGATTTATTAGGAAGAGCAGTTTCTAAATTTGTTCCAGCAGAAGATTTAATTGTTCCATACACAGCTACATCATTAGATGATGCAGAAGCAATTATTCACCGTGTTAAAGTTTCAGAAAACGATTTAAGAAAACAACAAGTTTCAGGATTTTATTTAGATGTTGAATTAAGTAGACCTCAAGATAATGAAACTGAAGTTGAGAAAAAAGAGAGAGAATTAGAAGGAACTTCTAAGACAGGTAATGAAGATGTATATACATTATTAGAATGTCATATTGATTTAGATCTAGAAGGTTTTGAAGATATGAATGAAGAGACTGGTGAGCCCTCAGGAATTAAAATTCCTTACATTGTAACTATAGAAGAATCTTCTAGAGGAGTTTTATCTATAAGACGTAACTATGAAGTAGGTGATCCTTTGAAAAAGAAAGTTGACTATTTTGTACATTTTAAATTTTTACCTGGTTTAGGTTTTTATGGTTTTGGTTTAATTCACATGATTGGTGGATTATCAAGAACTGCAACTTCAGCATTAAGACAATTGTTAGATGCAGGAACTTTATCTAATTTACCGGCTGGATTTAAAATGAGAGGTATTAGAATTAGAGATGATGCTCAATCAATTCAACCTGGTGAGTTTAGAGATGTAGATGCACCTGGAGGAAATTTAAAAGATTCATTTATGATGTTACCATTCAAAGAACCAAGTCAAACATTACTTCAGTTAATGGGAGTAGTAGTAACTGCAGGTCAAAGATTCGCAAGCATTGCAGATCTACAAGTTGGTGATGGCAATCAACAAGCAGCAGTTGGAACTACAGTTGCACTTCTTGAAAGAGGCAGCAGAACTATGTCTGCGATCCACAAAAGAATTTACTCAGCTTTAAAAAATGAATTTAAAATTTTAGCTAGAGTATTTAAGTTATATCTACCACAAGAATATCCGTATGATGTAGTTGGGGGTCAAAGAATGATTAAACAACAGGACTTTGATGATAGAGTAGATATATTGCCAGTTGCCGACCCCAACATTTTCTCTCAAACACAGCGTATTTCACTAGCGCAAACGGAATTGCAGCTGGCAACTTCAAATCCACAAATGCATAACATGTATAATATTTATAGAAATATGTATGAAGCATTAGGAGTTAAAAACATTGATCAAGTATTAGTAAGACCGATGCCACCTCAACCAAAAGATCCAGCATTAGAACATATTGATGCTTTAGGTGGAAAACCATATCAAGCATTCCCTGGACAAGATCACAGAGCTCACATCACTGCTCACTTAAATTTTATGGGAACTAACATTGCTAGAAACAATCCAATGATTTTAGCTTCATTAGAAAAAAATATTTTTGAACACATTTCATTAATGTCTCAAGAACAACTTGAAATAGAGTTTAGAGATGAATTAGTTCAACTACAACAAATGACAGCCATGGCTCAACAGCAACCTCAGAATCAACAGATTCAACAACAGATAATGATGATGCAACAAAAGCTTGAAGCAAGAAAAGCTCAACTAATTGCTGAGATGATGGAAGAATATATGAACGAAGAAAACAAAATTATTGGAGATTATGGTAATGATCCTATTGCAAAACTAAGAGCAAGAGAACTAGATCTTAAAGCACAAGAAAATGCTAGAAGAGAAAGAGAAGGTCAAGATAAAATGGCTCTAGATAAAATGAAAGCCATGATGAACCAGTCAAATCAAGAAGAAAAACTAGAACAGAACGAAGAACTAGCTAATTTAAGAGCTGATACTTCAATTGAGAAAACCGTTTTAAGTAAAACCTTGCCAAACGCTAAAGATATGATGCCAGAGGTCAAAATTTTCAGAAATGAGAATTAAATATAAGAAAAAAAATGACAAAAGCAAAAAAAACAGTTAAAATAAATTAAATTAAGGAAAAAATATGAAAAAACTAGATAATATAAAAAACATTCCTTCAGAAATGGAAATGAATCTTGAAATTGATCCTAGATCTAAGACTACAGCTGATGGTGCTTACAATTACATCGCAAAAGGCGAAGAAGTTGAAGTAAGAGGCACTAAAAGAATGCTAAAGTCTAAATCTAAAAAAGCTACTTGGATATAACATGTGGTTTTCGGCAATTAAATTAGCCGTTTCTGCTGGAAGCAAAATTTACGCTAATAAGCAGAGAACAAAAATAGCTATGTCTGATGCACAGCTTATGCATGCATCTAGAATGGCTGAAGGCAAAGAAGCTTACCAGGGAAAATTGTTAGAAGCACGTCAATCAGATTGGAAGGACGAGGCGGTTTTGATAATCCTCTCAACGCCAATAGCAATTCTGGCCTGGGCAGTCGTATCAGACGATCCAACCGCTATGGACAAGGTAAAATTGTTCTTTGACATGTTCTCAGAACTTCCGTCATGGTTCACAAATCTTTGGATCCTTGTAGTTGCAAGTATTTATGGTATAAAGGGTACACAAATATTTAAAAACGGAGCAAAAAAATAATGGCTACAAAAACTAAAGCAGAAATAGCTGCGGAAAAAGCAGCTTTAAAAGCTTCAAACGAAGCAGTAATGTTAGAAAATAAAATTGACAGGTCTTTGAAAACAAAAAACCCTAATTTTTTTGATGTTAAAAAACTTAAATCAGGTGGAAGAGTAAACTTTAAAGGTGGTGGATGTACTACTAAAGGTATGAACAAAAAAGCTTACGGGAAGAATTCATAATGAGAAATTTTTATAATAAAGGTGGACCAACTTTAACTAAGGCACAACAAACTTTACCTGAAGCATTAAAGAAACAAATACTAGGTTCTAAAAAAAAGAAAAAAGAAAAGAAACCATCTATAATGATGGCTGCTATCAAAGGTAAAAAGTAATGGCAAAACTTTGCGCAAAAGGCAAAGCTGCTGCTAAAAGAAAATTTAAAGTATATCCATCTGCATATGCAAATATGTATGGCTCTGCAGTTTGTTCTGGTAAAGTAAAACCAGGTGGTAAAAAAAAAACTAAAAAGAAAAAATAATGGCTCAAGCTGGTTTACGTAAATGGGTGAACGAAAAATGGGTAGACATTGGAGCACCAAAGAAAAATGGAAAGTATCAACCTTGTGGTAGATCAAAAGGTAGTAAAAGAGCTTATCCGAAATGTGTGCCTCTTGCAAAAGCAAGATCTATGTCTTCTTCTCAAAAATCTTCTGCCGTAAAAAGAAAAAGAGCAGCAGGTAATACAGGACCTAAACCAACTAATGTTAAAACTATTGTGAGGAAAAAATAATGGCTACTGCAGCTTGGACTAGAAAAGAAGGCAAATCTAAATCCGGAGGCCTGAACCGAAAAGGCGTTGCATCTTATAGAGCA